CGCCATCAGCGTCATGCAGAAGTCCATGGGCGTGACCGGTACGACCAGCAAGGAAGCCGCGGAGACGTTCTCCGGATCTCTGGGCATGATGAAAGCCGCCGCTCAGGACTTCTTATCCGCACTGATGATGTACGGCAAAGACGGCGTTGACATCACCGGGCCGACTCAGGCTCTGCTGGAGTCGCTCAATACCTTTTTCTTCAAAAACCTGGTGCCCGCTATTGTGAGAATGGTCCAGGCTATCCCCGGAGTGATCCAGGGCGCGGCACAGTATCTTATCAGTTCTGGCGCTGATATGATCGGCGATATGATTATCGGGCTGGTGAATGCCGTTCCGCAGTTTTTGCAGTCGATCCATACGGTGCTGCAGCAGGCGATCGCATATATCCGCGAGCATCTGCCGGAGTTTTTGCAGAAAGGCCAGGAGTTCGTCGCCAATCTGGCACAGGGCTTGATTGATAATCTTCCGGCGGCTGTGGAGGCGATGGCGCAGATTTGTGCGGACCTCGTGCAGCTGCTGGCCGAGAATGGACCGCAGATCCTGATCCAGGGTGTGCAGCTGGTCGCTCAGCTGGCCGGCGGCATCCTGCGGGCGTTGCCGGGCATGGTGTCAAAACTGCTGGCACAGATCCCCGGCGTTATCAAGTCGTTGTTTGACGGCTGGGGTCGTGCGATCAGCAGCATCAACTGGGGCCAGCTGGGAAAGGATATCATCAACGGTATCGGTGGTGGTATCGTGAGCGCGGTCAAGGGCCTTGTCAGCGTTGCGGTTGACGCTTGCAAGTCCGTTGTCAACGGTGTCAAGAAGTTTTTCGGGATCCACTCGCCGTCCAAGTTGATGAGAGATCAGATCGGCGCTATGCTGCCGGAAGGAATGGCTGAAGGTATCATTGCCACGATCCCGGAGGCGACGGCAGCCATGGATCAGATGAACGCTGAGCTGATGACTTCGGCGGAAGATATCTCTCTCAACGGTCAGGTGCAGAACGATATCGCTGGGACTGCCGCGATGGCCTCCGGAGCCGTGTATGGTACTGAGCCGGGCCGGGCGGTCTCTTACGGCGGGGTGACGATCAGCATCAATGCGGCTGACTACAACAACGCGAAGGAAATAGCCGAAGCGGTCAAAGAGATCCTCATCAATGACACTGAGATGGAACTGAGGGGGAGCATGGCATGAGAACATTCACTTACGACGGCAAGCTCTCGTCCGATTATGGACTGTATATCAAGGGCGTAGATGTGTTCAAGGCGGCTAAGCGGTCAGTTACAGATCTGACGATCCCGGGTATGAACGGAACGCTCACTCAGGACAACGGTCGTTTTGAAAACGTCGAGATCTCGTATGACTGCTATATCCGCAGCGGTGCCGTGGCCCAGCTGAAAGACCTGGAAAACTTCCTGCTGTCTTCTGCTGCTTATCGTCGGCTGGAGGACTCAGAGGATCCCGGCGTCTATCGTATGGCAAAGTACAGCCAGGAAACTGGTTTCAGTCAGGCATCGATGTCCCACGCCAGTGGCACGGTGACGCTGTCTTTCGTCTGCCAGCCGGAGCGCTGGCTGACCAGTGGAGAGAGCTTCGCAGAAGTGACCAGCGGCGGCACGCTTACCAATCCGACGCTCTTCGCGGCAAAGCCGGTGATCCGGATCTACGGTGCCGGTACTGTTACGGTCGGCGGCATCACGGTCGCCGTCGCAGAGGGCGCAGAGTCGTATGTGGACGTGGACAGCTTGATCTGCAGCTGCTATGAAGGCGCTACGCTGCGAAACGGCATCGTGAGCCTCACAGATCATACTTTTCCGGAATTGCCCGCTGGTGAGACCGGTCTGACGTTCTCCGGGCCTACTAAGGTCGAAGTCAAACCGAGGTGGTGGCGTGTATGACCCCCGTTCTGTATGAAGCTACGGAAAAGGCCTTCACCACTCAGGGCGTCGGCGCTCTGGCGGAAGCCACGTCTTGTGTAGTTACAGAACAGCGCAACGGTCTGTATGAACTGGAAATGCAGTACCCGGTCAACGGATCGCTCATCGATGAGCTGACGGTCGGAAGATATGTCCTTGCCAAGCCCAGCGAGACCGGCAATCCGCAGCCATTCAGGATCTATAAAATCAGCAAGCCGATCTCCGGGACCGTAACCGTCAATGCTGAGCATATCTCATACCTGCTCGACAGCATTCCGGTACGGCCTTTTTCTGCAGCTGGCGTGAATGCCGCGCTCAACGGCCTCGTCACTAACTCGATGATCGACAATCCATTCACCGTCTGGACGGATATCGACAACGACACCTCAACGTATGCCCTGACGATCCCGCAGTCTTTCCGCAGCTGCCTGGGCGGCGCGGATCAGTCCATTCTGTCGACCTATGCCAGCAGAGGGACCTGTGAGTATGAATTCGACATGTGGACCGTCAAAGCTCACAGCCGGAGAGGATCAGATAAGGGTATCCGGATCGAATATGGTAAGAACCTGATAGATCTTCGCCAGGAGGTCTCGATCGCGTCGGTCTACACCGGTGTCCTGGCCTATTGGCGCAACACGTCTCCGGAGGCCGAAGTGATCGGAGACATCCAATACATCGACGGCCATGAGAATTACCCGCACGAGAGGATTTTCATCCTGGACGCCTCATCCGACTTTCAAGACGAACCGACCGCCGAAGAGCTGAACAGCCGGGCGCAGAAATATATTTCTGATAATGCTGTCGGCATTCCGAAGGTCAACCTCTCGATCAAGTTTCAGCAGCTGTGGCAGACGGAAGAATACAAGCAGCTGGCCGCCCTGGAACGGGTGGGCCTTTGCGACTATGTCACAGTCTACTATAAGCAGCTGGGCGTTAATGCAAAGGCTGAGGTCATCAAGACCACCTATGACACGCTCCTGGAACGCTACAATCAGCTGGATCTTGGTGACGCCAAGTCTTCCATGGCCAGCACGATACGTCAGACTGTCTCCGGCGATATCAAGCAGTCAGCGGATGAGACCCGCTCATCCTACCAGCAGGCCATCGACCACTCGACTGACCTCATCACCGGCGGGCTTGGCGGTCATGTCATCATCAACACGAATGCGGACGGCCAGCCGAACGAGATTCTCATCATGGATACTGCTGACAAGAACACGGCGGTCAATGTCATTCGCATGAACGAGGCGGGCATCGCTTTCAGTTCCTCGGGCTATAATGGTCCGTTTTCGACAGCATGGACGATCGACAGCACATTTATTGCCGATTATATCAGAGCCGGGACACTGACGGCGAATTTACTCAAGGCCGGCATCATCATGGACGCCAAAGGCTACAGCTGGTGGAACTTGGAAACCGGCGAACTGCATATCGGGTCTGCTGATGGCGGGGCGGGGGTAGACAGTCTATGGTCGCAGATACAGGCCAACACCGCCAACATCACCAACCTGCAGTCCGGGGTCACGATCGGCACGGACACGGTCACGATCGGCCGGAACGACAGCAATATCAGAAGCGTGTTCGGCAACTCGGCTCTGCTGTTTGTTGACACGTCGGGCAACCGCATCGTGTGGCTCTCCACTGACGACGGCCTCGGTGCGGGGTCCCTGTCTATCGGGTCCGAGACTAACTCTGCTCAGCGGTGGCGTATCGTGCCGTGGGGCGACGGCAACACGCATCTCAAGATATTCAAGCACAACTAGAGAGGGGCGGCGAAATGGCAATAACACTAACAACCGAGTGGCAAACTATAGCGTTTTTCCAAGGAGCCTACACCTCTAGACTATGCCTGAATGAGAGCGTCCGCGCCCGGCTGGTCAGCCAGAGCATCGGAAACAACACCTCGGGCGTACAATTCCAGTGGCATTACAAGGCACTTACTGCGGGCTTGTATGATAGCAATCTCAAACCGCACGGGGTAACCTTCGGGGGAGCCAGTTGGTCATTCAACTGGAGCATGCCGACTATCAATGATACCGAAGAGCATGTCCTTGATACCTCGCCGGTCTATACGATCACCCACAACGCTGACGGTTCATTCTCCGGAGCCTTTAATTGGAGCGCCGTAGGGTATGACGACGCAAGCCATTCCGGCACAGAGACCGTCATTCTTCCGACTATCCCGAGAGCATCCAAGCCCTCGGTCAGCAACTACACCGTCAACGATACCAGCGGTTCACTGTCTTTCAGCGTCGAGAGCAAGGCCGATTTTTATCAGACTATCACGGCCAGTTTAGCCGGCACTACGGTATACTCCGCGTCTGTCCACATCAACAGCACCACAGCCACCTACAGCATCGCCAATACCAAGTTACTGGCGGCGTTGCCGAGTGCGACGAGAGGCACCCTGACGGTCACGGTCAAGACGTACCGGGAGAGCAGTCACACCACGCAGATCGGGGACACGCAGACCGCTACTGCCACCGTCACGGTAGGGTCAGCGATCGCGCCGGTCGTGAGTACCGCCGCGCTGTCTATTGCGTCCACGCCTCTAAGTGGGGTCATGGTGGCCGGTTATAGCAAGGCCAAAGTGACATGGGAGGTATCTGCGGGAGCGTCGGCCAGTGTATCGTCCGTGGCGTGGAGCGTGTCCGGGTACTCCGGCACCAGCACCAGCGCGTCCGGGTCGGCCACAACGTCAGCGATGCCCGGCCTGTCCTACGATTATTCAATCAGCGCGACCGTCACGGTGACAGACAGCCGGGGCCAGACCGCCAGCAAGACGTCGTCAGCCCTGACGGTCAAAGGATATACCCCGCCGTCTGTAAGCGCGTCGTTCTTCCGGGTGGCGACCAGTTCGAGCACCACCGAAGACCAGTCCGGGGTGTACGTGTACGCCACCTTCAGCGGGAGCGTAACCGCCCTTTCGTCGAGCGGTAACTCTATCACCAGCACCACCGGCACCTATGGCGGGAGCCTGTCCGGTAGCGCAACCAGCGGGGAGCGCAAGAGCCTGACGAGCACACAGACCGCCACCCTCACCGTCACGGTCAAGGACAAGGTAGGGGGAACGGCAACGAGAGTGCTGTCCGTCGGGACGGCGGCTATCCCGCTGGACCTGTACGACGACAGCGCGGGCAACGTGGGCGTCGGGCTGGGCGGACCGGCCGTGTCCGGGAGAGTGTCGGCTTATATCCCGCTGTATGTCGAAGGGGGGCGAGTGAGCGGGGTATATAGCGAGGTGGTGGCAGTACCCACCAGCGGGTGGACTGCATCATCGAGCATCTCGGCTTACTACTGCACGATAACCTTGTCTAGGACGTATAACCCGGCATCACTGGAGATCGACTTGTCTCCGGCCAGCGGTGCCCTGCCTACCGAAAGCGAGGTTGCGCAGTATAACCGCATACGGTACGCCACGATCGATGGAACTACTTTGAGGCTATACGCCAACCCGGCGATCACCAGCAGGATCAGTGTTAGAGCAACGGGGGTAGTCGAATGAGCGAACAAAGGGTTAAGGTCGCGCCTTTATCCGGGACCATACTCACCGGGTCTATGGACGACCAGATTAAGTGGTCAAAGGTCGGGAGGCTGGTAACGATAACGGGACAGGCGAACCTGTCCGAGTCTATCGAAGCGTGGGGCGTTAAGACGATAGCGACGCTTCCATATACCTCGGGGACAAGAGTTGTGGCCCCGGTGACAACGCAATTCACGCCGATGCCGATTATCGTGGATATTTCTGCTGGGTCTACACAGTTACGCATCAGAAAC